ACTATTCCAGTAATTGATGGTGGTACTTATATTGAATTTAGTGCAACTGCTATTTGGGATGACGGTATATTTTTAGATACTGATAGGGTTGTAATGAAATACTACGCTAATAGAATATCAGGAGGTTCAAATCCTACTTATGAGTTTCAATTTGGAGGTGTTACACCAGTTAGAACATTAGTACCTATTCCTTTGAGTGTCGTGCCAGTAATAGCAAACGCAACAGAAACAGTAGCTGGAATTGCAGAAATAGCTACAACAGCGGAAGTAACAACCGGAACGGATGATACAAGAATTGTAACACCTTTGAAATTAAAGCAAGTCACAGATAATTATATGCAAGTTATTCTTAACTGCAATGTATTAGGTTCGACTGTAAGCGGTGGGACAAATATAGTATTATATCAAGTGAATGTACCCGCAAATACATTTAGCGATTTAGATGCATTTGAGATTGAGGCATTGGGTGCTAAAGTAGGAACAACGGCAGTATCTACAATTAGACTTTGGACTGATACGGCATCGACTTTCAATAGCGGGACTGCTCAATTATTAGCAGTTAGTGCCTCGCTTGGGGCAACTAACTTATATCAAACTATTAAAAGAGAATTTCACGTAAGAGGCGCAACTGTAAAAGTTTTAGCAAATACGGTAGGAGTTGCGACAGATGAAGCAACAGCAGCATTAGCGGCTAATCCTTGGGCTTCTTATACTTTTGATCCAACAGTTGCAAATACTTTGTATTTAACAGCTACGGGCAACGCTGCTGATACTTTTACAAAACAGAATTATAAAATAACACGCTACAAAAATAAATCTACAATATAATGAGAAACTTTCTTCACTACTTAATCGGAGGCGTTATAGGCATCCTTTTATTTCTAACTTACGACGGTGTGCCATTTGCAATTCAATTATTAATAACCGCTTTTATTATGGGCGTTATTGGCACAATGTGGGAATGGGGATGGCAAATGTATAATAAAAGTTTTATTGATTATATGGATGTATTACGTGGCGCAATCGGAGCTTTATTAACCGTACTTATTTTAAATTTATGGATAAAATAAAAGCATTTTTAAAAGAATATTGGGTAGTTATTAGTTGGTTAATAACTGTTTTAATCGATGCGCAATATAATATCCTACAAGACTTCGGATTGAATAACGGATTGATAACAATAATAAAAATAGGCGGTTCAGCATTACTAGCCTATATGACAAAGGATAATTTTAAATCAAAAATAACAATAAACGAATGAATTTTTTCGCAGAAAATTGGTTAGCATTAATAGGATATATTTCAGTTCCAGTTGCTTGGGTATTTGGGGGAAAAATGAAAGCTAAAACAGACGCAGTATCTTCGATGCAGTTAATGTATGATGGGTTTTTAAGTGATTACAAGGATAGGATGTCAGAGGTTATGGCTGAATTATCTGAAATAAGAAAGCATAATCGAGAACTTCAAAATAAGTTTAATGAAATTCAGCTATCATACGCAAAAGAAATAGAAGTTTCTCAAAATTGGGAACGCTTACATAATGAACTTGAGGCGAAATATAATAAATTACAACTCGACCACGAAAAGTTAAAAGCGGAAGTTAATAAACTAAAAAAAACAATATGAAATTAGATAGTAAAGGATATGAACTTATAAAAACTTTCGAGGGTTTAAGTCTTAAACCTTATTTGTGTTCGGCAAAAGTTCCTACTATTGGATACGGGAACACCTTTTATACAAATGGTGTAAAGGTAACTATGTCAGACGCTCCTATTACTCAAGAAAAGGCGAATGAAATGCTAAAGGTAATTGCAGATAGTTTTGCCCTTAAAGTGTCTAAAATTACGCCATCGGGATTAACACAAAATCAATTTAATGCATTGGTATCATTCGCTTTTAATTTAGGAGTTCAGGCCTTAACAAATTCTACTTTATTAAGGTTAGTAAAAATAAACCCCAACGATGGAAACATAGCTAAACAATTTTTGCGATGGAATAAAGCTGGGGGCAAAGTTGTTGATGGACTTACTAAAAGACGAATTAAAGAAAGTGCTTTGTATTTTAGTAAATAATTTTTAAAGCTATAACCTTAAAATAAAAAAATTTTTTAAAGCTATAACCTTAAAAAGGCATTACTATTTTTTTAGGTTTTACAATTAATTCCTTGCAATCCCTTTGTAACTTTTCCTTTATTGCATCCCGAATAAATTGGGAAACTTTGATTTTCCTTTTCTCTAACTTTTCTAATGTTTGCTTTTGTGTAGCACTTATTTTAAGTGATATTTGTTCAGTGAATATTTGCATTGTTTAATAGTGTTTAATTGATTTGTATTACTTTTTATGCGCCAAGCGATGAGTTACCAGCAATGCCATAACACCGCTAAAACAACCGCAGTTGTGATTTAAAGTCATTAAAACGCTTTTCTTGTTTCTCATAATATTCTTTGTCTATTTCAAAACCAATAAAATTAAACCCGCCTTTATACGCTGCAATCCTACTGCTCCCGCTTCCTAAATGGGTGTCTAAAATCAAATCGCCTTGCTTTGCGTAGTTTGATAAAAGCCAGTCGTATAGTTTGGTAGGTTTTTGGGTAGGATGGATTTTCACATCTCCACAATTAATATAAGCGTCTGCTCTGCTATATCCAAAAACTTTAAATGTGTTAATACTTGATTTTGCAAACTCTCCTTCTTTAAAATTCCCGCTTCCTTTCTTATACCAAACTATTACACCTTCTAAATGTAAATTGTGAAAATAATTACCTCCCCAAATGATTTGATTTTTAGACACCCGTTTTAGTTCGGCAAAATATTCATCTGTTGGTATTGCATTATCCCAATTAGTTTGATGATACTTTTTATAAGTTCCAGCATTTTTTGTAAATCCCTTTTTACCTCCTAAATCATTTTGAGTTACATCAGCATTAATCCCATAAGGCGGGTCAACTATTGCCAAATCAAAATGATTATCTGCATAGCGTTTTAATGCCTTTACACAATCTTCTAAATAAACCTCCGAAGAAGGCACTGCTGGTAACACGTGCTTTGCAAAAGCGGGGGTTTCCGTTTTCAAAGGAACATCTGTATTAAATATATCATTCATCTTTTTAATTAAATTTAGTGGTTAAAAGCCCCGCCTTCGCAAAGCACCATACGTTATGCCTAATGCTCCGCATAGTGCTTAATATACGGTTTTTGTTCCAATAGACATTTCTTTTTCCATTTTTGATTAAGGAATTTAATGTAGCGAAATTGTCTTAATTCTGATTTTTCTGCTTCATCTTTTTTACTTTGCAAATACGCTGCTGATTTAGATAATTTAGGGTTTCTAGTCATTAAGCTATTATGATAAATTTCGTTTTCTAGTGTCCAGAACACAGAACTATGTTCGCCATAAAAATCAAAAGAACACGCCTGATAAACTATTCCAAAACCGCCACATCTTTCATCAGCAAACGACTGTATCCATTTTATTTTTGGGAACTTTCTTTTTATATATTTTATTGAAAATGATATTGCACGGCTTTCAGGATAATTGCCGACATTGTCTTTTATCCACATTCTGTTTAATTCTAAATATTCATCAATAGATGTGTCTTTTACAATACTACCTTGTGATGCTGGATTCATAGCATAACCATACTGCAAAACACCTATTAATCCGTTTTTATCAAACAATCCTAAATGTATATAAGTTGCATTATAAAACTTTTTTGAATAATGATTTTCTACTATAATTTTGTTTGCAATTTTTCTATCTATTTCTTTTATGTAAAATTCATCATTTCCAAAACCTATACAATCCGCTTCACCGTATAAACTTATTTGGTCGGATAAAATATAAGCACTAGGCATAACAATCGTTTGTGGTAATTGGGTTTCGGTCTTTAACTTTGACATTGTTTTGTGTTTTTATGATTAGTAATTATTCGAGGTTTTGGGCTTACTTTTCCCAACTACCACAAGCGACAAACGTTATAACTCATTATACCACCTGACGACTATTTTCTTCATCGACAACTTTTATGATTGGGGTTTCGTAAACGTGTAATCCTGTAATTGTATTTCCATCGTCTAAAAAAGTGATGTTTGTAACAACTTGTGTTTTGTTTTTGCTTTTCTGAACTACTCCAATCCATTTGTGATTTTCTCCTTCAAAACTTCCATTATCCATTTCAAAGTTTGCGGTTTTTAAAGCGTTTGACAATATTTGTCTTAAATTAGTTTCTTGTAATTGTCCTTCTGAGTTTTTAAAATATAATTCCATAAAATAACGAGTTATAACAGCCGTTTGGCACTATGGCAACATCAGGCTTAATTTATATTTGGTTTTGTGCCTTACGCACTGGTAATAATCTTAATAATTCGGTATGCTTTTTTGCCACATCGCCAAGCGGCAGGACGTTATAATTCTTTTACAAATATAATATAAATAGTAATACTAAAAAGTATTACACGTTGTTTATAATCATTCTAAATACAAAGTAAATATTTTTATGTAAGTTTGTTGTATGAAAAAACGACTAACTATCTCAGATGAAACCGCACAACTTTTAGGACTTGTTTTAAACAAGGCAAAGCGGTACAGATTGAATGAAAAATTATTTAATAAGTATATTGAAATCAAAGGTGAGAAATCAAACCAAAATCAGGGAGTTCTTGACGCTTGTGAAAATTTAGGAGTTAATCCTGAAACAACTCCAATGCTTTGGCTAAAAAATAAAGAGGCAAGTATAAGAGTTACAAATCCATTATTCGTAAAGCAAGAAGAAAAACTACTTTCTGATTTAAGAAGTGATTTAATTGAAGATTTACAAAACTATATTCCTAAGTTTCCAAAATTAGAACGTGTAGAAAATAGCGAAAGTTATTTACTTGTTATAGATCCTGCTGATATTCACATTGGAAAATTATGTAGTGCTTTTGAAAGTGGTGAAAGTTATAATAATCAAATAGCGGTCCAGCGTGTTTTAAGCGGTGTAAGAGGCATTTTAAATAAAGTTTCATCATTCCATATTGATAAGATACTTTTCATAGGTGGGAATGACATTTTACACATCGATAATCCTGGAAGAACAACTACAAGCGGAACACCACAAGATACAGACGGAATGTGGCATAGTAATTTTTTAATCGCTAAACAACTTTATGTTGATGTTTTAGAATTGCTTTTAACAGTTGCGGATGTACATTTTACTTTTAACCCAAGTAATCACGATTATACAAACGGTTTCTTTTTAGCACAAGTTATTGAAACGTATTTTAAAAATTCAGAAAATATAACTTTTGATTGTAGTATAGCACATCGAAAGGCTTTTCAATATCATAACAATTTAATTGGAACTACTCATGGCGATGGTGCTAAACAAATGGATTTGCCGTTATTGATGGCAGTTGAATATCCAACAGAATGGAGTAAAACCAAACACCGTTATATTTATACGCACCACGTACACCACAAAACTAGTAAAGATTATGCAGGAATTACGATTGAAAGTTTAAGAAGTCCAAGCGGAACGGATAGTTGGCATCATAGAAATGGTTTTTGCCACGCACCTAAAGCGGTTGAGGGTTTTTTACATTGCAAATCTAATGGGCAAATCGCAAGAATAACTCATATTTTTTAAACTATGAAACGGCAACAAATCAAAAAAAGTGCCAATAATTAAAAACTAAACTATGAAAATATCAATCGAAAGTTATGGAAAAAAGTTTATCGTTGAAACTGAAAACGATGTTTTAACAATTGAGGAATATATCGAAATATTAAACAATCTTTTGTTAAGCATTGGATTTTGTCAAGAAACTATATTACAGGGATTAGACGAATTTGTAAAAGAAAATGAAAAATGAAAAAACACACTCCAGAATACAGAATAAAAAAAGTAATGACTTTCTATTACGAAAGAGGTCAAAATCGAGAATTTGTAAACGAGGTTTATAGGTCAATTATTAACTTAAAATTTAAATAAAATGTCAGATATAACAAAATGCGAAGATAGTCTTTGCCCATCAAAAGATTATTGCTTTAGATTTACTGCACCCGCAAATGAATTTAGACAATCATACGGTCAATTTAATAGAGAATTAGACGCTTATAATTGTGATTTATTTTGGGATAATGGAAAATGCAAATATTGCAATTTAGAAAACGGAGCGCACAAAATGGGGTGCGAAAGAAATAAAATAAATATAACATTATGAAAAAAACAATCTTATTATTTAGCGCAATTTTATTATTCAGTTGTGGCAGTCGCAAAGTGCAAAAATCAAAAAC